CTGGGAAGCGGAAGCTCGACGACACTGTAACATTCGATGCACTATACTAGAACATATCCGACCTCCTAAGCATGTTGCTACGGCTCCAGGAACAAGGATTTGGATTGGGACCTACAAGACCATAGGGTCTCCGAAAGATCAGGGGCGCACATGGCTCAAGTTCTTTCGGAAGCGTAGACAGGTCAAGGTCATCGCAGTCGATGAAGGACAGTATATCAAGTCGCGATACTCACAGCGTTCGCGAGCTGTGCATCAGTTGAAGAAGAAACGGCATCGCATCGTCGCGACAGGGACGCCACTACTAAACAACCCTGCAGAGCTGTTTTCAATCCTCAACTTCCTCTGGCCGAAAAAGTTCAAGAGTTTCTTCGCCTTCGCCTACAGGTACACGAAACCCCGTCGTCGCTTTTGGGGATGGGAGTTTAAGGGCGCCAGGAATCTGGACAAGCTTAATAGGAAGCTAGTGCGTCTGGGTATGATTCGACGCTTGAAGCAAGACGTCCTCAAAGACTTACCGAAGAAGTCTCGGCACATTCTCTTGCTTCCTATTGACAACATGAAAGAGTATAAGGAAGCGACCGAGAACTTTATATCCTGGTTAATGAAGCTCGACAAGCGCAAAGCTCTCACTGCGATGCGCACGCAGGAACTCACCAAGATCACCTACTTAATCGGGTTAATCTGCAAGCTCAAGCGCAAGTCGATCATCGAATGGATCGAGGACTTCTTGGAAGACTCTAATAGGAAGTTAGTAGTCTTTGGAACTCGGAACAGAGACTTGCTCATCCCTCTCCATGAACGCTTCGAGGATCAAAGCGTACTCGTTACCGGCGCCGTTACAGGACAAAAACGTGAACACCGCGTCGAACGCTTCCAGACTGACAAGAGAATCAGGATCTTCTTCGCGAACATCTGGGCCGCGGGCGTGGGCATGGACGGGTTACAGAAAGCTTCGGATACGATGCTGTTCGCTAACTTCGCGTGGCGCCCCGCTGACCATAGTCAAGCAGAAGGACGTTTAGATAGACTCGGACAGAAGTTCCCTGTGTCTGTTTACTACGGTGTCGCTAAGGGCACGTTCGAGGAGGACTTGCTCGCGATCATCCAGAACAAGCAGAGCGATCTTGACCAGGTTCTCGACGGCGCCAAGAAAGGGTCATCGACCCTGAACGTGTTCGATCAGTTTCTTCGCCATCTAATTCACAAGGAGAAAAGTAATGGCAGACTTCTACGGCAACGGCCCTCTACCGCCCGTTAGTCGCTCACAGCGGCGGGGGGTTCTCTACTTCCGGGCCTTCCCGATGGACTTGAAGCACCTGTTCAAAGCATGGTGCGCCCGACGCGGCATATCCATGAAGGAGAAGATCGAGGATCTTATGCGGGACACAATCAAGACGGACGACAAGCAGGCGGCTAAACGTCTGCGTCAACAGAAGGAGAGAGCATGAATAAGCCCATCGCAGAATGGTCTATCATCCCCGGGTACATCTGCAACGAGTGCGGAGGCCCGGCGAGAGAAAACCCTGACGATAAGCGAGAATGGGGTTGCTCGCACTGCAACGGCTCGACTCATTCTGTAGCTTTGAACTTCACTAAACTCCGTCCAGAAGATTACATAGCGAAGTTTAACGAGCCATGTCCCCAGTGTGGTAGTCATGGTTTCTTTGAACTCAACGGCCAGCGAGTCCGCTGCCAGCTCTGCAATCCAGGAGAGGATAAGTGACGTTCATCGACCTACTTGACCAGCTTGAGATCCCTTTCAAGGATAAGGGTCACGAGCATTGTCGCCCTGGCTGGGTACAGTTAGACTGCCCCTATTGCTCTCCTGGCTGGGAACACTGGCGACTAGGCTATAATATCAGGTACGGGTACCTGAACTGCTGGACTTGCGGCGGCAAGCGTATTGTCGATACGCTCTGTGAGCTGGCGCCCAAGCTCTCTCCTGGTGAAGCGCATAGATTACTCAAGAAGGTGGACGAGGTCGATGAACTCTCTCCTCGAGAACACAGAACTCGACCGGGAAGATTACAGCTTCCGAAGAGCGTAGTTGACCTCACTCCGCAGGACGCTCGCAAGCATTGGTCATATTTGCGTCAACGCTTCCCCCATCACGACGTTATGGACATTATCAAGCTGTGGAATGTTCAGGCGATTAGGCAGACGACGCAATACAGTTGGCGACTGTTCATTCCAATTACTATAGCGGGTGAAGTTGTCTCTTGGACGACTCGCTCTATTTCGGACAGACCACAGAAGCGATACATCAACGCCCCTGGCGATCACGAGAAGGTCAGCGCGAAGTCTGTCCTCTACGGCGCCGATCGCGCCGGCCCGGGTATCGTCATTTGCGAAGGCCCGCTCGACGCTTGGGCCATAGGCCCAGGTGGGACAGCTATCATGGGTCTGACGTACTCGCAGGCACAGATCGAACAGATGGCAAGGCATCCGTTTCGCGTGATATGGTTCGACGGTGAGCGAGCGGCGCAGCGTCGCGCCCGCAAGCTCGCGGACGATTTGTCCCAGTTTGAAGGGGAGACTTCCGTGTTGACGTTCAGCGAGAAGGTCAAAGACGCGGCGTCTGCTGATCGCGAGACTCTAGACTGTGTACGTCGCCTTTTGCATTAAATGCGTTCTGGCGCTGGGAGCATTCTTAAATGAGTCTAACATCGTTGTTAGCTATCTCCCAGCGAAAGGCGGCGATTTAATTACAAGGAGACTTATGAGGCTACTCGACTTCTTGCTCACAGCAATCGGGCGCGTGCTCCGCGACTACTCTTTCGGCTACGATCCGAAAGAGCAGCAATACTACCTGGAACTGCGATTTCAGGAAGAGCGCCCTCTATGGATGGCCTCGAAAGAATGCCACCCTGTCAAGTTCGCTCTGAAAGGTGAGCAAGTTCAGGACATTGGTAGACGATTGCAGTTAGTGCTCGCAGTCCCGGATGAAGATGAACAGACGGAAGAAGAAGCGAAACGGACGCTTATGCTCGACCCTGCGGCGCCGATCTGGAACATTCCCAAGGCCAACGGGCCGATGATGTATCACTATCCGACCAAGCAATTCGTGTTCATCGAACGGGTTGACGAGACGGGCGCCGTGTTGTTCTCGGACATGGAATCGCGCGGCGCCACTGGCAGATTTATCTGGCGTGCGAAGGCGGAAGAGTTCTTGTACGTCAGGCCCGCGACGCTCGATGACCTGAAAGAGCAGAAACCGATTCAGCTTGAGACTTGGCGGATCAAGGACGTCGGAATGCAGAACACGGACACAGGACTGAAAGGAGGCGCGTCTGAGAAGGACTGATCTTGCAAACGTCGAAACGGATTGATATGATAGCCGCCGTGAAAAAGTTGGGGCGCGTGTGTTGGGTCACACGCGCCCCGTTGCTCGAACGGCCCCCGACCAGGAGAACGTCGATGCCAGATCATCGTAGCAGATCGCGCAGACACCTGCAAGCCCAATCTCAAACGAGCACCGTCACAAGTTCTTCACAGGCGAAAAACCGCCTGTTTCGTAGCCTCGACTTCTTAGGCTACCCCCATTACAAAATCAAGATGGACGGTACAGTCTGGTCAAAATACTCGGGCGAATGGAAACAATTACGATTCGACCGAAGTAGATATCCAGACAAGATTAGAAAGTTATGGATGACTTCAACAAAGCATCGTGGCTACTACGTCCGCTTGTGGAATAACGGCCGCTGCAAGCACTTCCTCGTTTCCGAGTTACTTTTGCTTGCTTTTGTGTCCGGACGCGGGCCCGTAATTTTTAGTAAGCGACACGCCCCCCCTTAAAGGGGGAATGCGTGTCGAGCTTAGCAAAATAGGGAGTAAACATGAAAGGAGAGAAGGCTATGCTCATCCCTGAGTCCGAGATTCCGAAAACGTCGAAGGACAAGCTCACTCAAAGTATCCTTCAGATCGACAAAGACCGATGCGCCAAGTTCCGAGAATTCCTCAGGCGCACGGATAGACTAGCAGGAAAGAGTTATTCGCCAAGGCGCTGGGGTATCGCCTTTCGGATGCTCAGAGCCAAGCTCGGGGATAAATCCTCTCAGATAGATGAAATCCTGGATTGGTATATCTCATGGTGGAAGACTAAAGACCAATTCCCCACGATCAATGACCCCAGGCAATTCTACACGCAATGGGACGATATTGTTCAAGCCAAGGATAAGGATCAGCGCTACGGATTCAGTCACACGGACTTTACCAAAGACGGGGAGCGCACTTTCGAGAAAGCCGCCGAGCTTCACTGGCCCAAAGACTCGGTTAAGCAATTGCGTCCGTTCATCGAAACGTCCTTAGCCAACTACAAGGACTTCCGAACAAAGCTAGAGGAAGTGGAAGGAGACCTCGAGCGATTCGCCAAATGGTTCAAGACCTCAGTCTTGAGTCCCTACCCGACTCGATTCATCGGAATCTGGGTCGAGGAGACTCATCGGATGATATCGAAGTGGAACGATTGGTCAGGGAAACTGAACCCCTTCGTGTTCAGGGTCGAAAGCAAACGCTTCCAAGAAATGGGGGTAAGATGGGCTAGGAAGTACACGGAGACAAGAGGAGCGAAACTCTGGGCCGATCTAATGGAGGAACTCGGTTATGAAGTTGGAGAGAAGTAAGTCCGCAGGGAGGGAAAGGCATATCCTTATCTCTATGGTAACCGATAGCGTCGTGCTTGGCGCTGTCGCAGCAAAGTGGGAGAAGGATATGTTCGCTTCACAGTGGGCGAACATCGTAGGACAGTGGTGCATCCGATATTATAAGAAATACAACAAGGCGCCGCGAAAAGCAATCACCGCTATGTTCGACGAATGGAGCGAGACGCAACCTGACGAATCGCTGGTCGAAAATGTCAACAGATTCCTCAGGTCAGTCTCAGACGAATATGCAAAGAACGGACATAGCCACTCTAGTGAGTTCGTCATCGACCAGGCGACGAAATACTTCACGTCCGTTAAGGTCAAACGACTCAGGGATGACCTCGACGAAGCCATCGAAGCGAACGATACCGAACGTGCCGAGAAGCACCTTCAGAAGTTTGTCCGCATAGACGTAGCACAGAATTACGGCGTCGATATGTTGGACGAATCTCTGATAGACCAGGCCCTCGATCCGAGACAGATCAAGCCACTAGTTAAGCTACCAGGAGCTTTAGGTAGATTCATCGGCCCCTCGCTCGTCCGGAGTAAGTTCGTCGCGTTCATGGGACGCGAGAAAGTCGGCAAGTCTTTCTGGTTGCAGCACATAGCCTACGCTGCGATGCGTCAAGGTCTTAAGGTCGCATTCTTCACTTGTGGTGACATGACGCTCGCGGAGATGATGCAACGGTACTACGCACGGATGCTTCGCAGGCCAGTCGAAGCAGGTAAGTTCAAATACCCCAAGTCGCTACAACCAGGGGAGCCTCCGGAAATCGACTACGACCCATATTACTACAAGCAGGACATGGCCAAAGACCAAGTCAGAGGGATGCTCAAGCAGTTCCGGAAGAAGATCGGTAGAAACGCCAGAATTAGCGAGCACCCGACCTCATCTATCAGTATTCTCGGTATTGAAAGCATCATCGAATTCTGGGGTCGTAACGATTGGATCCCGGACGTCGTGGTAATAGATTACGCCGACATTCTCGCAGGGATCGACAGTCGAGCAGAGTCGCGAGACCAGATCAACGCCACCTGGAAGGCAATGCGGGCCATGAGCCAGAAGCTCGATAACTTGGTCGTCACTGCGACACAAGCGGACGCAGGTAGCTACGAGCGTGGACTACTGCGTATGACCAACTTCTCTGAGGACAAACGAAAGTACGCACACGTTACGGCCATGTTCGGTATCAATCAAGAGGACGAGGAGAAAGAACAGCAGCTCTACCGGTTGAACACACTCGTCTTTCGTGGGCGACCATTTACACAGGAGAAGTGTATCTGGACTGCCTGTTGTCTCCCGCTCGCGAACCCTTGCGTGCTGTCGTGTCGGTGAGAAAAACTTTGAAAAATTACCTGGCGAAGCATCTTGCACGCTAGCCATAGGTCATGATACGATAATCATGTGCAAGAGCCGCCCACTTGAGAGGCGCCGCTCAGCATACAGGAGGTTAAGGAATGGAACTTGCGGATCTTGTCATCTGGACGACGCAGACGGTCGCCAGGATGCTGACAGCAGACAAGCGGTTCGCAGTCGCGTTCGCGAACGCGATCATGCGTAACCACAAAACCGGGATCTTGTCCGATGAGCAGAAGGAACTGCTCATGTCGTTCACGAGTGCCGCTCGCAAGAATCGAGCCGGTATGTACAAGGATTTCATCGAGAAATGGATAGACGAAGGAGGTAAGTGATGGCTCAGAAACTCAATTGGGCGCAACAGCTGCGACTCGACTCCGCGAAGTTACAGCTTCTCGGTCGGGCGCTGCGCTCCGGTCGCTGTGACAAAAAGACCAGTGACCTCGACGACCTCGAGACGAAGGTTAAGTCCTTCAACGCGCCCGACTGGAACGAAGCTGACAAACAGACCCTGATCGAGTGGATCAGGGAACAGCGTCAGATGCAGAACCTCTTATGAAAGGACGGTATCGAATGCCTCAGTACCTGCTTGTGCATGAAGCCAAGAAGTCTGGTGACCTCCCCAAGGTCAAGCTCTACAAGAACTACCCCAAGGCCGCGAAGGCAAAGGACAAGGCCTTCGACAAGGATCGCAAGGCGATCTTGTACATGATCGGAGACGACCTCACGATCAAGGAATCGCAGATGCTCGGTGACAACGACGCGGTGGCCAAGAAGCAGAGGAAAGAACTCAAGAAAGCTGGAGTCAAGGTGACCCAGAAGGCCGACGAGACCATCGGTTAACAAGGAGGCCCCGTGAAGCCGTTACCGAAGTGTTTCCGAAAGGATCCG